TTTGGTTTTTGAAGCGACCATGAAAGAGGATTCAAACGAGATCGGATTTAAAGCATATCGTAACCGCAGAAAGGTTCAACATTCTATAAGAATGGAATATGTCAGATTAGAACTTGGAATTAATTCAGACAGCAAGGATTGGGAAAATGAAAGAAAATTTTACGAGAAGTATATTAATACAATTGCCAATAAGAATGAAGTTGTGAAAAACGGCTATTTTTGGGGCGTCAAAGAAGCAAAAATTTACAAAGAAGGAAGCATGGTTATGGAAGGATCTAACAGTGCCACTCCCACACTATTCGAAGCCGGCAATTATGCCACCTCGGAAAGAGAGCCGGAGAAATCCACTCAAAAAAGATTAGATTTACTTAATGAATTAATCACTTTAACAAAAAATTAAAATGGGAGAGGACGAATTAAAAGCCTTAGCCTTGCTAAAAGAACAAATTGAAGGTTTTAAGCAGGAGCTTGTTGAGGTAAAAGAGCAGAAAGGTTTAAGCGACCTAACCGCCAAGATTGAGAGTTTAGAAAAGACGATCAATGAAATGAGCGAAAAAGATGTAGACAAGGAGATTTTAGGAATCAATCAGACTCTATTGAAGTACCGTGAGCAGATTGTCGAGATCAGAGAGGAGCAGAATAAGTCCAAAGAGGGCGGTAATTCTGGTAAAAAAAGAGAGTTTGTGACGGTAAAAGANATTGAGGATTTTATCGGCAAAACTTTTAATGGCAACAGTAAGACTAGACAAGATGCTGAAATCGCAATAAAGGCTCCTGAAGTTTTTGGAATGGCGACTTTCTTTACTGGCATTGCATCTAGTGATCCAAGTGCATTCACTGGCAGAGAAGTTGATCCAGAACTTTACCAACGTAAGAGAAAGCGGAATTTAATTCTAGACAATTTCACGATTTCAAGCATTGGAGTTCCTGAGCTTCTCTACATGGAGAAAATCGAGGTTGGGGATGCAAACACAACCGCAGGAGATCCAGGCGGGGCAGATTGGATCGCTTCAGGAGGAGCGAAACCAAAAAGATCTTTCAGGGTTGGGACAGGTAAGGTGGAGGCTAAGAAGCTGGCTATTTTTGGCACAGTTGAGGATAAGCTTTTACGAGATGTTTCAAGCATGGAGATGTGGCTAAGGGAGGACTTTGTGGAGGAAATGAGAGAGACTTATAATGACGGATTACTGAATAACAATCCTGCTGTAAATCCTGAGGCTCCGCTTGGACTAAAAACCAATGCCATTACGTTTGCCCCAACTCCTGCTTTCGAAGAAAAAATTTCAGTGCCTAATTTAATTGATGCGATCGTAGCTGGTGCTGCTTATATGGATTCACTGAAAGAACAGCCTGAAAAGGTTTTTGTTTCTGGAGATATATTTTACGCAATGCACATATTGAAAGACTCAGACGACAAGTATAAAAACAACAATCTGGTTTATGTTAATGCAGTAGGCACTTTGTTTATCGCTGGAGTCGAGGTTGTAAAATCTGACTCTGAGGACATCCCAAGTACTCACATGCTTTTCACAAGCGCTGATGTGGGGTTCAAGATCCGAAACTATGGGGATGTGGTTTTCGAGAGAGGCTTGAATGAAGATGACTTTAGGAAAGACAGAACGTCTTACAGAGGATACCAGGAGGTTTTGTCTTACATTCCAAGCCACAAAGTAAACGGTGTGATGTATGACGCTATCGCAAATATCCTGACAGCAATCACAAAGCCAGTAGTATAAAATAAATTTGAAACAATTAAAATCATAAAAGATGGCTGGAAAAATCGAGCAAGTAGTGATTGTAACTCTTAGCGAGAGCACCCAATACCTAGAAAAAGGAACTCATGCGATGAATGTAAAAGTTGCAGAGAAGTTAAAGAAGTCAGGAGCGAAGATGACTTCTAAGCCTTTAAAGGAGGTTATGGATTCGCTAATAGCAAAAGCTAAAGAGAAAAGAGAGGGTGCTATTGAGGCACAGGAAAAAGTCCAAAAATCAAAATAAATGATTATTGACACGGGATATTTCTTTGGAGAAATTAACATTGCTCAGTTAGGACAACCAGAGGTGCAGGAGAATGTAAACTTCTTTATTAAGAAGTATGAAAAAAGATTCTTACTGAACTACTTTGGCATTGAGTTGATGAATGAAATCAACACAGAGAATTTAAGCCCTACTGATCCTGAGATAGCCAAGATCCTGAACGGTGCCTTTTTCAGTTATTCTGACAAGGCTTATGATTGGGTTGGATTAAAGAACATTGACAAGTTTAGCCCGATTGCAAATTATGTTTTCTATTACTTTGCGAAGGACATGATCACTTCTCAAGAGGGTGTTGGGGAGGTATTCGGAAAAGCAGAAAATGCAGTCATGGCTAGTCCAGATGATCGATGCGTAAAAGCTTGGAATGATATGATAGAAATGCTTGAGCCGTTGGACTTGTTAATTAGAAGTTATTCAAAGAGAGTAGGGGCTAATTTTAGTGTCATTAATTCATTCAATTTATGAAGCCAGTTGTTGATATTTTTAGGGAGGTTGTAGAAAGGATAAATTTAGTATTGATGGAAAAGAGACCAGATATATTATCCAGTGCCGGTGCTGTTCAATACATGCATGGCCACCCCTTGGAGATAATTAACAGATTAAAGCAAAAGGATAAAGGGCAGTCATCTAGGTTTAACAAGTACCCGTTGATTGCCCTATTCCAAGACTTTCCAGAGGATTCAACATCTACGAATGTCGGGATTGAGTCGGAGGTTACGTTGCATTTCATTATTGCAAAGGGAACAAAGAGAGAGTACATTGCGAGCGAGAGGTACGAGTTTAATTTCAAGCCTTTTCTTTATCCTATCTACGAGGAGTTTCTAAAGCAGATAGTAGCAGATAAATCGGTACAGGTATATTCGGTCGATAAGTTGCCAAGGCAAAAATGGGACAGGCTCTATTGGGGCAGGTCTGGATTGTACGGAAACGAGGGGAACATATTTAACGATTACCTAGACGTAATTGAAATCAAAAATTTAAAACTTAAAATTATAAAAAGATGCTGAACGAAATAATCTGTTTAGCAGGAGGCGCAAACACTGGATATGGGGCGTGTACGTTAGACCCTAAAAATGTGGTTGCATTAATTATCGCACCATTAGGGGCGACTATCCTTGAAGCTGACTTAGCAGACTTTGGGGCTTTCCTGCAAACAAAAATAAACGAGGCTGATGCCTCTCAGAGATGGTATCCTATTAATGAGTTTGTAGCCATTACGGATAATAGCGAAGATCCAACAATTGAGAGCTTCGGGTACGGTGGAAAAGCCGTGAGTAGGGAGGGGGAATATGACTGGACTTTGCGCTTTGTCGACGGTGGACTATGTCTGCTTAAGTCATTAAGAAAGTTTAATAACGCAAAAAAAGCAATCTTTTTTGTGGATGCTGATGGCGTGTTATTTGGAACTACTGTAGCGGGTTCAATGCAAGCCATACCATGGACTATGTACTATGCTTCGCCTTGGAAAGTTAATGATGGAAGTGCAAGCACGGTTTACAACCTTAGGGCTTCATTTAAGCCTAAACATGTAAATGAGGATGTTGCTTTTGTGGACTTGTCGGCAATGGGATTGGTTATGAGTTCCTTTAAAGGATTGCAAAACCTTTCGCTTGTTGTGCTTGATCCGGCCGATGCTCCGATTACAAATGTAAGGGTGCTATCTGGGTGCGATAGGAAAAATCTATTCGAGGAATTCAGCGTTCTTTTAGCTGATTTGGACTTGTGGAAAGCAGTAGATATTGACGGCTTGGTTTTGACAGTTTCGGCCGTTACAGCAAACAACACTTTGCAGGCCTTTACTGTGACCGTTTCAAGTGCGGTAAAAAGCTACTTTATTGAGCTTGTAGATCCTGAGGCATTGGATACTGCTGGAGTTAGTGGATATGAATCTATTCGAACCAAGATCACTATCGCTTAAGAAAGTGTAAATAATAATTAAAAGGGCTTTTGAAAAGAAGCCTTTTTTTTATGTCTACATATTTTTTATATTTGATAATGGGAGCAAGAAATTATAAGCCTTTTTGTAATTACAGGATCGTATTTGAAAAGACTAACGGACATTCGGATGACGGGCGGGGCTATACGGTGACAGAGGCGGATGCAGTGAAAATGTTTCTAAATGTTAGATCAAAACTTGACAAAAAGAGGCTAAAGAAATCAACTTTATATTTTGAAAATCGCTTAATCAAGAAGTTATGAAAGCAAACTATTGGAGGATCTGGAATTTTATCAACACGACATTAAGAGTGTGGAGCAGAAAGGACTATTTGGAAGTCGGAGGAGATGGCAAGGTTTGCCGCATGGTCAAAGGAGATACGGAGATTGTTTTTGATCCATGCAACCTAGATCAGTTTCCAGCTAGTTATGCGAATTATGCATGGCAGGTTTCGATTGAAGACTTTTTGATTCTTTGGGCAGCAGAAAAGAAAGGAGCTTACGCAGTTATCCTGCTAAGAGAGTGGGATGAATCAAATTTAGAGGAGAGGGTGAAAAGCTTCTACGAAATGCTTATGGCTAATGGCATTTTAATAGTCGAAGGATTCGATAAGAGTGGTAAAAGAAACGAAGCGTGGAGAATTGCGGGAGGCTTAAAAAAGCAGGGATTTAAAATAAGAGTTGTGCGAGAGACTTTTCTTTGCGTGTATAGAGGCGAACCTATAGAGGGTTCGATTAGATTAAAAATCAAGAAAAGCACTTTTGATAAAAACCCCCAAAAACACCTACCATGAAGTTTGAAATAAAAAGATTTTTGCTCGATGTGACCAGATGCTTAATTGCAATCGGGATCTTGTTTTTTGTATTTGCACTGATAAATCTGGAGTGGAACCTTTATAGCTGGACGTGGTCGAGCTTTGTAATTTGGTGCATTCTTTCAATTGTAACGGTTTACAATATCTTCACAGACCAATGAATAGTTTAACTCAAAAAAAGATAAGGGCGATAGCCAAGGTCTTACCGACTAGATTATATGGGTCTAACGAGACCGTAGAAATATCTGGAGAGGATCTGCTTTTAGCAGGGACAAAAGAGGTCGATGGCAAAGAGGTTGATGCCGAGAAGACATATTACATGAAGAGTCCAGTTTTCAGAGAAGAGAATCACTACCGAAGAATGAAAAGACTGTTTATGAAAATGGGAGCGCAGGGAATTACTAATTACATAAAGGTATTTATGAAGAGGCCGGAGCAAGCCGAGGGAATTATCAAGGTATTATTACCACATTAGGGTTAATTGATTAGAAAGACCGCTCCAGATGGAAGCGGTTTTTTTTGGTTAAAAAAGAGGCCTAGTAAGCAGCAAAGGTATTGGCTATGTATTGGTATGTTTTCAACAAGAAAAGTGCTTAGGCAAAATATTCAATAAAATTAACTTGTCTACAAAAAATATATACACGAAAGCTTGATTCGTATACATATAAAGTATATATTTGTCTCAATCAGTTAATCAAAAACAAAAGAAATCATGTACAATATTATCAAGTGCTATGAAGGTTCGCCTTCTAAAAACAAAACAGAAGAAAAAGGACTAACCTTTGAGGAAGCTAAAGCTCATCTGGATATTAACGAAAGCCTGTGGAAAAAACACGGAGGGCTTGTAAGAGAGAGAACAGAATTTGGATTAGTCTGCGAAGAGTCAGATGCAAGCGAAGTTATAACCTGGGTAATTCAAGAAAGAGAAGACGAGTAATTTGAAAATAAAATAGTTAGTTGGCTTAGTTAAAATCAAAACGCCTTTCCAGATTGGGGAGGCTTTTTTTATGTCTGGACTTTTTGAAATCTGCTGCTTACTTTTGCTTATGACTATCGCAGAAGCATATAGAAGATTTGGGATGCTCAATTTAAGGGAGCAAGTGCCGGTCATAATCGAGCTCACAAGTGATGAAATCATATTGCTCAACCAAGCACAATTGTACAAGTCCAGTCTAGACAGTTTGGGTAACAATCTTGGAGGGTATTATTTTGAGCTATATGAGAATCTTAAAAAGGAATTAAACCCAACTTTGGGTGGCCTAGTTGATCTTTACCTTAGAGGAGATTTTTATAGTGGATTTTTTGTGTCAATCGAAGAGGACACTTTTGTAATTGGATCAACAGATTCAAAGAGCGATGATCTGGAGAGCAAATACGGTAAGGCTATATTTGGTTTGTCAGATGAAAGTAAAGCGATATATTCAAAAGGGTTATTTTTTCAGGCACTTAGAAATTATATTGAAGGAATCACAAAAATACAAATGACATGATCTTAGGGACTTACTACAAGACTGCCTCAGAGTGTCCGCTAGCAGTTTTTATTCAAGTTGTGATCTTAGGAGACATAAGAAAGCTTAAGAGGGCAGGAATCGTAAGCTTATCAACCCTAGAGGATGCATACAATTCAATATTTGACGAGTATTTACAGGGGTCTAACTCTGAGGGCTATGCTATTTTGCTCAGTCAGCTAAAAGACGTGGCGTTATTAAGGGCAAAAGCAAGATTGGCAGGATCTACTTTGGAGGTTTTGAAGATGAAAAACAATCACAGATTAGTCGAAGTGTTAAAAATGCTTGGTTATAGGTATGATTTTAATCATTTGGAGTTGGCTAAATACTATGCAGATCTTGAAAAAGTAGCAAAAGATGTCAAGAAAATGAGCGATACCGTTCAAGGGCTAGAGCAGAAGTTTCGAGACAAGGCGAAGGGAGGGGTAACGGAAGCGGATTTCGACAGCTTATTGGTTCAGCTGGGAAAGTATCAAGGTTACAGATTGGAGAGGAATAAGATCACTGTGAGCGAGTTTGTGCAGATGTTAAAAAATTACAAAAGAGATAATAAACCGAAAAAGTAATGGCTAATAGCGAAAAGATTGATGAAATAATAAGCCCTAAAGCTTTTGAGCAGTTGGACGCATTGCTCAGCAAGCTAGGTGTGGCTCAAACTGAATTTGGAGGTTTGGCTAAGTCAATAGCGGAATTAAATACACAGATTTCGAAAACTAGTAGCATAAAGGATCTTAACGAATCTGTAAAGCAGAGCGAAAAAGAGTTTGAAAAGCTTGAAAAAACGACAGCAAAAATTGTAATAGTTAGGAAAGAAGCGACAAAAGCAGAGCAAGATTTAATTCAGAGTACCAAGGAAAAATTAAACATTGACAAAGAGGCTAGCAAGGTTGTGCAAGAATATTCGGGCTCAGTCGAGTTTTTAATTAAAACTCAGTTATTGCTTAAGCTAAGGATTAAAGAACTAAACGCAGAACAGAAAATACTTGACAAAGCTTTTCAAGAAGGGAAAGTTTCAGCAGAAAATTATGAGGACGGGGCTCAAGAAATAGCCATTGCTTTAGCTGAAGGAAAACAGGGATTAGTGGATTTTAATCTTGAAGTAAGAAGAAGCTTAAAAGAAAACAATTCGATAGAGGGTTCATACGATTCAGTTTCTGCTAGTCTTGACAGAATGCGAGGGCTTTATAGAAGATTATCAGAAGAGGAGAGAGAAAGTGCGGATATAGGTGGAGTATTGTTGAGTAGCATAAAAAATACTGATGAAAAGTTAAAGGCTATCGATAAAACATTGGGAATCACAAATCGACAAGTCGGTAATTACAAAGAGCAAATAATTGGCGCAGTAGATGAAACTGGGCTTTTTTCTAGCCAACTGGCTATTCTAAAAACAATCCAATCTCAATATAGTGTGGCTATTAAGTTGGCAACTATATCAACAGCATCATTTTCTAAAGTTTTGATTGCTACGGGCATTGGAGCGATTCTGATTTTAGTAGGATCTTTAATAGCTTTTATAACCAGAACACAGAAGGGGATGGAGCTTTTAGGCAGGGCAACTGAAGGTCTTACAACTTTTCTTGCGGTGTTATTGGATGGGTTTACTGTTTTAGGCCAGCAGATATTTGAAAACGTTATTCCAATTTTAAAAGGAGTAGGCGATATATTATTAGGAATTGCAACCTTTGATTATGATAAAATTCAAGAAGGATTTAACGGGGTGCAAGAGGCCGTTTCAAATATTGATTCTGTTAACCTACTTGAGTTGGGGGCGAACGCAGTTAAAGCTGGAGAGGAGGCTACAAGATTAAAAGGCAAACTACAGGATCTTGTAAGAGAGCAAAAGCAAATTGATTTACTTAAAAGCAAGTCGAGGTCTGATATTGAAGCGTTAGAATTAATTGCAGAGGATCAAGCAGAGTCGACTATCAAGCGTGAAGAGGCCGCAAAAAAAGGCCTTAAAATAGAGCAGGATTTAATGGCCAAGACAATTGCTTTAAAAGAAAAGGAATTAAGAATAACCAAGGAGAAAAACAATCTTACTATTTCAGTAGACAAAGACAAAGACAAGGAGATTGATTTAGAGATTGAGTTGAATGACCTAAAACGGGAAAGCGTAAACAAGCAAATAGAGCTTAATAACACATTAAATCGGATAAGAAAGTCGGCACTTGAAGAGGAGCAGGCTAAACAGGCGAAAATAAATGAAGAGGCGAAACGGATAAGTGCAGAGAGAAAGGCAAGAGCAAAAAAAGAATCTGAGGCTATTTTTAATCTTGAGGAGTCAAGATTGAAAAGAAGTATTGAGAGAAACAAGGCCGTAGCAGAAGACGAAAAGCTAGGGCTTGTGGATAGGATCAGTAACCTAGAGCAGTATTTAGTCAATGAGCAAAAAGCAATTGAACTGGCAAGAGATTTTGAGCTCTCAAATAAGGAACTGTTAGAGGATGAGAGGATAAGAATCACAGAGGATGCCGAGAATGAAATAGCTAGCCTAAAGATTGAGGGTTCGAAAATTGGAGAAAAGATCTTAAAGGATCAATTAACAAATCAGGAAAAAGCTTCTGCCGAAAGGGTCAAAGCTGAAATAGAAGGGATTAAAAAAGAACAGGCAGAAAGATTGACAGCTTTAAATGATGCTTTCAATGCCGGATCCGTTACCGAAAAGCAATTCCAAGAACAAAAACTTTCTATTATTTCCACCTATGGAAAGTTAGCGCTTGAGGCAGAAATTAGATCCATTGAGGAAATAATTCTTGCCAATAAGATGAAAGGGATTTCTGTATTGGAAGAGGAAAGAAAGCTTGCTGAAATAAAGCAAAAGCTCAGTGAGGAGACGACGACCAAAACAATTGAGGATCTTAAAAAGATTGAAGAGCAGGAAAAGAAATTAAAAGAATTACAAGGCCAATTGGCTAATGAGCTTTTCAATTTAGGGGTTACTCTTATTCAGCAGAGATTTGAAAAAGAGGAACAGAAATTAGCTCAGGAACAGGAAAATATTGGAGTCAGGAAAGAAGAGGAGATTGCCCAGATCGAGGCCACAGTATTGAATGAAGAGGAAAAACAATTAAGGCTAAGCAATGCAGAGAAGAGAGCGCAGCTTGAGAGTGAAAAAGTTGCAGAGAAACAAAGGCAATTGAAGATCAAGCAAGCCCGATTTGACAAAGTTCTTGCGATTGCAAATATAATTCGAAGCACCGCTCAGGCGATAATTGTCCAATTGGCAGGGGCTCCATTTTTCCCAATCTCAGGGGCTTTAATTCCAATAATTGCGGGAATAGGCGCTGCTCAAATTGCTCAAGTCGTAGCTCAGGATATACCGGCCTTTGCAAAGGGCACAAAGTATTCACCAGAGGGGATCGCATGGGTTGGGGAACAAGGATCTGAAATGAGAATAAACCCAGACGGATCTGAGGAGCTGACACCAGACAAGGCAACATTGAGTTATCTGCAAAAAGGAACTCAGATTATACCTCACAAGGAGAGTTTAAAATTAGTGGAGTCAAAAAGAGACACTTTTGATGCAATGATATTTGAGCAAAGGAGATCTACTAACGTGCTAAAAAAAGAATTGAGAAGGAGCAGAGGATCTGGAGTAAACATCACAAGAGAGGGCATAACAATGATACACGATAAAGGAAAAAAGGCAAGTTTATACGATAGCAAATTATTATGATCCAACCAGCAGATTTCAGATATACACTCACAGTTAATTCTGTTCCTTACGTCTTGCTAAATGCAGTCGAAGGATGGGAGGAGACGTTTCTAAATTTTAAAAGGTCTGGAAATTATTTTGGCTTAGTCAGGTCTTTCACTGTACCGATGAAGTTTGTGCTTGATGGGGCTTATTTAATCAGACTGGCAGTGTACGGAGATCAAGGTATCAATGCAAAAATCCAGTTTAAAATTGAGGAGCTTAACAGGTCAAATTGGATTTACAGAAGCCTTTATGATGGCGAAATTGACCTTATTGAATTTCAGGATACCGGCACAAGTTCTGGAAACATTGTAACAGTCAGGTGTACAGATGTCGGTATTGCGGAAATGATTGCGATTTATGACAAGGCGGAATACGAGATACCGTTAACAGATCAAAATTCTGTACTTGTAGAAATCCCTGGCATTTCACTTATTGATGTAGCTAAAAATTTAATCTTACCGCAAGATTATGAGTACCTAGATAGCGGATTAAGGAAAATACTACCAAATGATGTAGAGATTAACGAGCTTATTAATGGAAGAGTTGAGACAAGGATTTCGGCAGAAGAGAACAACCCTAATTTCGCCACATCAAGCAACTGGATAGTAAAGGCTAACCAAGATGCAGAGATTGTTGTGTCTGGAGTTTTCGAGGGGATACTTGCGTATTTTGAGCCTAACTCAAGAATAATAGTAGAGCTGATAAACGATTTAGGCGTGGTCAGAGGTGTTTTTTTTAACAACAACAGAGAAACAATTGTCGAAAAGTACCAAGCACCAAGCAATGGCCAGATAAGAAGTGATGCTTTAACAAGAATTAATTTTTCCGTTTCGCTTTCAATGACTTCTGGAGAGAAGATATTTTTAACAATGAGAAAGACAGTAGAAAATCGTGGCATTTTTAGGGTTAATTACATGGCGGTAATTATAACGAATGAGATCCTGACAGAGCCAAGCACAGCAATAAGCATAAGAGCAAATGATTTATACCTTGAGCTGATCAGAAACATGAACAATGGGGAGGATCAAGGTGCGAGAAGTGATCTGTTAAAAGGGAGTAATTTGTTCATAACCTGTGGAGATGCTATCAGAGAATTTGATGGCCCGGTTATAAAAACCAGTTTTCAAGATTTCTACAAAAGCATGGATGCCGTTTTAGGAGTCGGGTTTGGTATTGATTCGTCACCAAGGTTGGAATTAAAAGAGTTTTTCTATCGAGAATTGCCGTGCCTAGACCTTGGAAATATAAAAGAATTTCAGCTTAGCATTGACAATGATTTCATGTTTAGCGCAATCAAGTCTGGATACAGGAAACAAAAGTATGAAGAGAATCAGGGCAGAGAGGAGTTCAACCAAGGGCAAAGCTGGACATCTGCCAACAGCAAAACGGATAGGGTGTTGGATATAGTCTCACAGTATCGAGCCGATCAGCATGGAGTAGCAGTGTTGCGTAGGTTGACTATCATTGACAACCTAAAAGGAATCGACTCGGAAAGCGACAATGATCTTTGGATTTTGCAAGGTTCTGGAGTTGAGGAAGACGGAATACACAAACTTGAAAAAGGATCTGGATTGGACTATGTTACTGGAATACCAAACCCTGAAAATNCGATAAATGTCCGATTGAGTCCAAAGCGAAACATGCTTAGAAA